TTGAACCTGCAGCCAAGAATGTAGTAGCACCTGACCCTGTTTGATAAGGCAATGATCCATTCGCGCCACCTGCTAAATTAGTTGCAGTTGTAGCTGTTGTGGCACTTGTTGCACTTGTAGCTGTTGCTGCATTACCGCCAATAGATAAGCTAGACGCTGTGCCTGTTAGGCCTGTTCCTGCACCACTAAAGCTAGTTGATGTAAATACGCCTGTTGATGGGTTATATTGTAATTTTGTAGAACTTGTGTATTCAGTAGATAATGAACCTGAAGTTTGATTAGCAAATAATGGGTATCTAGTTCCATTGGTTGTAGTATCGTCAGTTACACTTGCATAGCTTACAGGTGTAGCCCAAGTTGGTGCGCTTGTGCCATTTGATTGTAAGAATTGACCTGTAGTGCCTGCTGCACTAATAGCTAGTGCAGATGATCCTGAATATACTATTCCACCTGATACAGCAGTTAAATTAGCGTTAGTTCCGCCATTAGCTAAAGGCACTTGGCCTACAATGTTTCCTGCTTGAACAGTTAAAATACTTTTATTAACGTAAATTGCGCCATTACTTGAATTTACATAAGCTACAGTTCCTAATTTAATTGCATAGCCTGTTGGTGGAATTGTATTTTGATAGTAACCTGCAGAATATGGTGATAAATATAAAGTATCGCCTACTGTATAGCTTCCTGTATTTACACCTTGAACTAAACCAATAGTTGTAACGTAACCTGCTGTTCCTGTAGGAATAGCTTGGTTTGCTAAACCTATAACATTTCCTGTTGATAAACTACTAGCAATAGCTAAAGCTACATTAGGATAAGTATATCCACTACTTGTAGATGTAACATATACAGGTTGACCTACATTAATTGTAGAACCTGTATTGTTATAAACTTTTAATTGTATTTCTTCGCCAATATGTAATGTATTGTTTGTAACATCGTTGTAATAAGCCAAAGCGTTTTGAGTGCTGTCATACCATAAACGACCTGCGTTATAGCTTGGCGCTGAAGTTGCTGTATAAGTTTCATAACTAGAAATTGTAGGTGTTGCCATTGTTACGCTAGTTAGCGTTGAGGCAGTAGAGCCTAGTGAAATAGATGTAGAACCTATAGTAATACTAGAATTTAATAAAGCACCATTAGGAATACCGCTAAAGTTAGTTCCTGTTAATGTTGGTGTTGTTGTATAAGCTAATCCGCTGTTATATTGTAAAACGCCTGTGCTAGGTGCTAAAAATGACGTTGTATTAACTGCGGTTTGATAAGGAATATAGTTAGCTAGTCCACCTGCCAAGTTTGTAGCAGTTGTGGCAGTTGTAGCTGATCCTGCCGATGTAGCAAAAGTTGCTGTTGCAGCATTTCCACCAATGTTTAATGTTGTTGCAGTTCCTGTTAAACCTGTGCCTGGACCACTAAATTGTGTTGAGGCGGTAATTGTTGTGCCACCAATGGTCGTAAAAACGCCTGTAGAGGCCGTAGAAGCGCCAATCGTTGTTCCGTTGATACTTCCGCCTGTAATTGCTACAGAATTAGCGTTTTGGGTGCTTAAAGTGCCTAATCCTGATACTTGGCTATTAGAAATAGCAATGCTTGAAGCAGAAAGGCTAGTTAATTGACCTTGTGCATTAACATTAGCGGTTAAAGTTTGGTTTGCAGAGCCATAAGAACCTGCAGTAACACCTGTATTTGTAATAGAAAACTGATTTGAAGCTAAAGTTAAGCCAGTTCCTGCGGTATATGTATTTACATTAGAAAATTGCACCCATGGCATTGCTGTAACGCCAATTGTGCCTGTAGTTGAAGCTGTGCAAACCCAACCTGTATCAATATTTGTAGTGCCATTTAAGATAACTGTATAAGCACCTGGCACTTCTGACCATACATCCATGTCTGTAGAACGTGACCAAGCATTTGAAGATGCTATATAAATTCCGTTGTTCGCAGAAGTTGACTGATTTTTAACTAAAACTCTATCGCCTGCGGAAATTGTATAACCATCAATAGTTTGTATGCCTGAAAGCGTAATATTGGCTGTTGTTGCTACTTGACAAGCAGCTTTAGGGCCTAAACCTTGCGCTACAGTATCAACATAGAATTTATTAGCTATGTCAGTATTGCTAGATGGAGTAGTAGATATTTGACCTGTTGTGGTCGATATATTAGTAAAAACACCTGTTGAAGGTGTAGTAGCACCAATAGTCGTGCTATCAATCGTGCTATTTGTAATTGTTAATCCTGATTGAACAGGATTAAGTGTGGCATAGAATGGCTGACCCTGCCCAATAAACGTATTAAACGTATTGTCTAGATTGAATAACGCCTGAACAGGCAGAATATTCTGATCTATCGTCTTTGCAGGATCAGACATCTAAATTCCCTTAAGATTGGTCAGCTACTGGTGTAACGTATAAAGCTGTTGTTCCGCCTGACGCAATTGCTGTTAAATAAAAAGGTGTTGTTGGAACTGCTAAAACTACAGGAGTTTCCATGATTGCAGGTAATATAAAATCACCTGTGTTTCCATCAGTAGCAAATACTGCATTAGCCGCAGCAGTTGCTGTGCCTGGTGTAAACTTAATAGCACATGGATAAGCGCCTGCATTTAAAAATGCAGCGTAGTTTACTTGGTCGTTAGTCGAATCATTAATAGTAACAGAGCTATGTTCGCTTGTTGTTACAGTTAATGTCGTTGTAGGGCCAGCTAAACGGATTACTGAAGTATTTGCCATGATTTATCCTTAAACTGCGTTAGTAGGTAATGGGCCTTCAGCTCTTACAATTTGTAATACATAGTTACCAGTAGCAGGAGTTGCACTAGAACCTGATGTATTAATAAATTGAATTTGAAGTGTATTAGCTGCAGAACATTCTGCTTCAGCATAAGCAATACCTGCTGTTTGTGTGCCTACATAACCAACAGGAATTATAATATCTGTTGTTTGTAAACCAGCTACAGTAAATGTTTGGTTAGATGATGTTGAAGATACAGCGCTTGGAGCTAATGAAGCTGATATATAAAACGTTTCGTGTGAATTTCCACGAGTAACTGTTGTTGATGACATGATTTTTCCTTTGCAAAGAAATCTAGAAACTAGATTGGTTAATTATACTATAAATAAAGAAAAAGCCATCTTGAAAAATGGCTTTCTCTCTTTAAAACATTGTTTACTAGCTTAAGTCGTAACCAAATACATAAACATCAACAGTTGCTGTAACAAATGGTGTTGAAATGTTTACATAAAGGTTTTGAGCAGTTTGTGATGCAGTTGTAGTTGGGCTGATAACATCAGTAACTGTGTTGCCTGTTACGCCTGTTAAAGCTGCCGCTGTGTAAATAGCTGTTCCACCTTGTGATGGAGCAGTATATAAACCAAATACTACTGTGTGAACGTCTGCTGTTGCGCCTGCGTTATTAGCATTTGCAACTACAATTTGTTGAACAGAATATGTAGTTGAATTGATAATAGGAAGGTTAAAGTCTTGTGCTGCAGCTGTGCTTAATCCTTTGTAAACAGCTAATAAGCGGTTAGCTTGATTAGTGCCTAGTTGGGATGGGTGAGCTGCAACTGTGGTTGCTGGGCCTGGATTCGCCATAATAAATTTTCCTTTTTTTTGTTTTCTAATTAGAGGGGATTTTACTCCCCCCTGTCCGTTATATTACTTAAGCTGCTACTCGGCAAGCTAACTCTGGGTAGAGTGGAGCCCAACCGTATAGAACATCAAGACGTGTAGGAATTGAGTCATTGTTAATTGTGTATTGACGAACAACACGCATTGAAAGACCAATTTCTTTGTCAGATGCACGACCTGCGAAATGAACACCATCAGGTAACTCAAGATCAGCTACTGCTAATGTGAACGCATTTCTGTGCATAATGATGTTTTGTGGTGAAACAGCGCCAGTATTGTTAAATGGTGTAACTGTTTGTGAACCAGTTGAAGTTACTGATACGTTTTGGAATTGACCTGCAGTAATAACTGCTGGTGAAACGTTTACAGTAGCTGAACCAGATGAACTGATAGTTACAGGTGAATTAACAACAAAGTTACGGAGCTTGTTAGAACCATAAGCTTGACGGTTTTGTGGGTTAACTGCATAAACGCCAGCAATAGTGATAACGTCACCTTGGTTTAGCGAAGCATTAGCTGAAGCTGCACCGATAGTGATGTTAGAACTTTGCGCCCAACCACTTGTTAAGAAACCAGTAGCTGTTGTTACGTTACATGAAAGTGTTGCACTTGAATATGAACCGAATTGTTGTGAAACAACGTTTTGATCCATTTTCCAATTCATACCACCTGAATCACGACCCATTAAACCTTTACGGTATTGTTCGCCAATTGCTTCTTGTGGAACGAATAAACCTTTTAAACTGTCAACGATTGTTGCAGATGTAAATGGCTCAACGATACATGATCTACGGCCATCTCTAGGTGCGCCTTCAGAATCAAGATAAGCACCTGCTGTTAAGTAAGTGATTAAACCTGTTGGAGGTGTGCCTGCTGTGCCAACAATGTTAGCTGTGTTGTTTTTAGCCATTACTAAACCATCGCGGTCAATCTTGTTGGCGATAGCTGCAACTGCTGGTTTAAGAACACGGTCACTAAACATATCTAAAGATAATGCCAAGTCTTGTGTTGTAAATTGTGTATCAACGTGGAATTGTGTTGATAATGTTACTGGAACTGAAGTTTCATTGAAATCTTCAACGTTAAGTGCTGGACCAGTTGTTCCGATGAAACGGCCTGGGCGTCTTACGTTAACTGTGTTACCGATTTTTGCACCTACTACAGCAAATTGGTCATCGTAGTTACGATCAACTTCTGAAGTAAATGTTAATTCGTTTTCCAAGACCATCAACGCTTCGTTAGTGATCTTGCTAATGGTTAGTAAATTATTAGCCATGATATTTCCTTATTTTAAGAGTTTAATATCCTGCTACCTAATTTTCCCTGCTTTACGAGATTCACGCCATTGTTGGTAAGTGCCATGGAATTCACCATCTGAACTAACACCAACATCGGCAACTGCTGAATTCGTCTTTATGGGACTAATTGGTGCAGGTGCTTTACTGCGTGCTACAGAAGGTTTCGTTTCAGCTTCAGTTTTGGCTTCTTTTGGTGTATCTTTAACCTCAAACTTTGCTTCCAATTTTCCAATGGCTCGGAGCGCACTAATCATAGGCATTTCAGCAATTTGTCTAGCTTCTTCGATATTTTCAGCTAAATGATACAAAATTCTAGGCCCTACTTCTGATTCTAGGATTGCATCTCTGATTTCAGGGCTTACCTGCACATCAGCGCTTGCTACCATATCCTCATAGTCAGGAAACTCGGCTTTTGTAACTTCTAGCTTCTTTTGCCAAGATTGGACAAGTTTTTGTCTTTCTTCATTGGCTTTACGTTCAGCTTCTTGCTTATCTCTATTTCTTAATGCTTGTTCAGCCGAATATTCAGCTAATGCTTTTGCATATTCAAAGGCATCAGTAAATTGTTCAGGCTTGGGTTCAACTTCTTCTACTTCCGTAGGTTTTGGGTTGACCTTTTGCTCTAATTCTTTGAGTCTTTTTTCTAGCGCTTCCCTTTGCTCTCGTTCTTTAGCAACGTTTTCTTCTGCTAATTTACGAGCCTTTGTAAGCTCTGAAAATCTTTTCTCTAGCTTTGGATTTGGTTTCTTTTCTTCCGTTGCTTTTGTTTCTTCAGGTTGCGGTTCACTCTGATCTGTTGCTTCCTCAACAGGCTCTGAAGGAGTTTCCTCTTGAACTTTTTGTTCTACTTCAGCCTCTGCTGGTGCTTCTGCAGCTAAACCCAACTTATTTGCATAAAACGCTTCTGAATTTTCAGAAGTTAATACTTGTCCTGCTTCTCTTTCTGACATGGATTTCCCCAAGATTTTTACCCAATGTAATCCATTGGTAGATATTTTGCCTTTATACTACAAAATTACTTATCTTGCAATCGATTGATCTTTAATAGATTGTTCTGCTGCATATTCTGAAGATTGTTGCTCTACATTACGCATAGCTATTTCACGTTCTAAACGTGCTGTATCCATGTGATGTAGCAATAACTCCATAATAGCTTCAATTTCAGTCTTATTCTGTGCGGTAACTGCTTTAGTGTTGACATCGTGGACTCGTGCTTCCAATTGTTTCTCAACATTATGTGCTTTACCTGTTTCACGCATAAGTTCACGTTTAGTTTCGTTATCTTGTTTGACTTGCTCAATGTCTTGACGTTGTTTAATAAACATTTGCATTTGTTGCATTTGTTGTTGCATTTGTTGATTTTGAGCCTGTAGTTTTTGTAATTCCATTTGGACTCTTGGTGGCACTTTAGATTTGTCATCCACTTTAGCTAATGGGTTATTAACTGCTAATCGGTCAGCAATAGTTTCAGCACCTGGGAAATCCATGTTTCTTACTACTAAATCGCCAGCTTGTTGGATTAAAGCTGGGTCTGCTGCAAATAATTGCATCATAGCGTCAACAGCTTCTTGACGTTTAGAGTTGTAGCCTGGGCCTGTATCCATAACTACATCATATTCGCCTACTGTGACATCATTAAGAATCTTTGTAATGCCTTCTTCGTCTTGACCATATTCGTTAATAGTTAAGATTTCAGGTTTGCCATCGTCACCAATGATACGCATAACTCGTTGTCTATCGTAAATATGTGGGATTAAGTCTAGGATAACTCGGCCTGTTTGACGGATAGAACGAGTTAAGTTGTCATAATAGTGGAAATTAGTTAAATCTACTTGTTGTTGCTGACCTTGTAGGGCTTTGCCTGAAATATTGCCAGTTGGTAATTGAGCAGGGTCAAATATACCTACAACTTGCATTAAGTCTGTAGTCATTGATTGAGCAGCCGCCATAATGCCTGCTGGTGGTGGTTCAGGTTGCAATCTTTGTGGAGCAGGTGCAGGTTTACCATCAATGTCTGTTTGTTTATAGCGTAAAACAGGCATAGATTTGATATTAGCCATAGCCCATTCGTTCTCATGGCCTTCATCTTGACCTTCAGCGAGTAACCATTTAGCTTTAGGTGCTAATGCAACTGACTCGGTTAGTGAAGTTTGCCAAAAGTTATACATTCTTTGTGGGTCTTTGGCCATTCTTACAATACCAAATTTCTTTTTCTTATTCTCAACTACGGTTTCTTGACCATAAACAGGAATAATAGGAATGTATTTACCTGCCCATTCGCCTTCTTCTAATACTTCCATAGAAGTTAATTTGCACCATCTAATCTTTTTCTCGTATGAATCACGAGTTTCAACGA